GCAACTTGGTTAGCAACTTGGTTAGTTTTTCGTCCACCCTTTGCTCCATTGTTTGCTCGCTTCTGGTTGATTTCCTCGATTTCTTGCTTGCTTTTGTTGAAGTTTAGAAAGTCGTGGATTATATATCCGCCGTCAACAGGTTCCCAAAGATTCAATGCAACCAAGGTGTCTGCAATCTTATCGCTTGGTGTTTGAAATGCTAAGCCGCAAAGTGCGGGCATCATCACGTTTGGGATAAAACCGTCTGTAAGGTTTGAGTTGCAGTAGATCAGCCCGGATAGATATAGTGCCATTCCCTTGGCTCCTGCACTCTGAACCTTTGGGTTCATCAGGAATTTATCGTCTATTCTCGTCCAAGACATCTACAATCCTCCTCGCCCCTTGGATCAGAGCGATCAACTCACCGATAAAACGCAAATGTTTCACGTCTTTGTAGTGGCTGATAATCCCGAATCCAAAACCTCTTGTCGGCAAGTTTCTAAAGGCGCTGCCATACTCCCACCCGAGCAGCCTTGCACGGCGGGTTTCGTCGTCGTACTGCGCCAGAACGTAGATATCAGCAATGACCTTACCCTGCTCTACTGCAAGGTAGTATGGCTTTCTTGCTGTTTTTACGTCCACTGTGCCAACCGGGGTAGTAAAGTCGATTCCTTTGTCACCGTCAACTCTTGAAGTAAGATCAATGGGTATACCTGTGGCTGCTGAAAATGCCGCCTCTCCGCATATGCCTATTAATTCGTAGTCTTTTGATAATGGTCGGCTTGATTGCTGGTCTTTATGGAGACCGTTTCTGTAGTCGGAGATCGCTTTCAGTGCCGTCCTGTCTATGTATGCCATAATTGGGTCAGGCTTCATTCGATCCTCCTAAAACTCGATGCTTTCATCATCGTCCATTGGTTTGATTTTCTTGCTTTCTGACCGGAGAGGAAAAGTTGAATAACACCTCATACAGGTAGCACTCACCTCTCTTGCGTCCTGACCGCTTCCAAGGTAGTCTGGTTCAACTCTACCTCTGCACCAAGGGCATTTACCCTTGATATCCTCTGCGTATATAGTTACTTCCATTCCGTCCGTCATTTACTATCCTTTCTGTTCTGGCTTTGATTCTTGGGTGATAGAACCCGGGAATCTTTTGGCATACTCTTTGCGAATAAGATAAGCCGCTTCGTTTCCTATTGTCCGCATATCATCATCTGCGAGCCGCTTAATCAGCGGTTCGATAGACGTGTCCGGCACTTTGATCGAATACAATTTGTTAGTGTTTTTTACCACTTGCTCCTCCTTTCTTTCTGCGATTACTTAACTATGATTATAGTCAATTTGTGGAACTTGTCAATGGTGATTGCCAAACAATAAAGTAGAATCGTGCCAAACCCACAAAACATTTTTCACAAAATAAAGTTTTGCTATGGTCGATAAAAGTTACAGTACAGAACGATTACCGACCATAGTCGATAGCTGTGTTACATTGTCTTACGCTTGTACGCTCGGACTTGTCTACTATTTGACTTTGCGATTCTTGTTTCAAGTTCTCCTGCGTCCACTTTTTGGTTCAAGATATTGTATGCTTGTCGTTCTGAAACGCCGATTTTGAGGGATAACATTCTGGCGGTGATTTCGTCTGGTTCAATTGGGGCTACGGTTAGCTCTGCCGCGAGCGCGTCTAACAGCTCGTTTTCCGTCATAATCTAATCACCTTACGCTTGTCTGGCTGCCCTCCGTATCTTGATTTTGCAAGGTCTACAATGTTCTCATTAACAATAACGCCGCCAATGTCTGACCTGACGGTGTTACCTGCGACTTCCCAGCCGTGACTTGTCTTTAGCTGCCAGGCGGGGCATTGTATAAGCCTGGTGATCTCGAATTTACTGCCGCTATCATCTATAACGTGGCGGTGCCCTCTGAAAATATAATTTGGTAGGGGGTCTCCAGTAAGGGCATAATCAATAATAATTTCTGCTGCGAGGTTGGTGGCGCCTGTCGTCCAGGGTCTTGTTCCAGTGCGACCGTGATGTGCCAGGTCGTGGCGTAAGCCGTCGAGCTCCAGGACGATGTTTTGACCGATAAAATCTGCTGACAGCTCTCTATAGATTGCCGCCTCTGTTGCGTGGTCTTGCCCTGCGTGGGCTCCAGTGCCAAAAATTCCGATAAAATAGCTTGATTTGTCTCTGATTGGCTCCAGGAGGTCGAGAGCCATTTTATACTGGTCTCCTACCTCTGCTATCAATTGAGTTGATTGGTGGTGAACGCCGTCTATGACGTCTCCGAGGTGGGCTGTGACCAGCCGCTTACGCTTTTTACCTGTGCCTCGGACATAGTCGATGTAATTCCAAAAGTCTGTCCAGCAATTGTATACCCAGGTCTGGAGAGTGTTAGCCTGAACGGTTGAAAGTTCAAGTGTGTTTCGGTTATGCAATTCGTAGGTTTGGGGGGCAAGGGCTGTAGTCGAGCCGATGTGTGTGTCTGAAATTACTACCAATACATTCTCTGGCATAAGTCTCCTGTAAATGTGGGAGGGCACTAATTAGTGCGCCCTCCCTGGAGTACGATTATATCATACGTTACTTGAATTACGAGAAAGGTATCTCCGTACTATCATTACCTGATTCGCTGGCAAGATAGTCCAGGATAAGACCAATCTCCTGTTTCGCCCAATTGTCGATGTCAAGAAACTTCTCCCCCGTCTCCTGGTCGATAGCGTCCACTGGTTTGAGCCAGGTGTAGATTGCCATTTTCAACTTTCCGTCCGCTGGTTGCGTTTTCGAGTTAAGTGAAGGGGCGTCCAGTAGATACATCTGGATTGCGTGGCGCATATCCTCGTCGCCCAGGTATCGCTGTAAGGCTTTCCGAATTTCTACGTCCTGCCCTGCTGTGGTGGCGTTGAGGTTTTTTGCTTTGCGCTGGAGCATTTCATATAACGCTGCTGGTTCAAGGGGTCTCTCGGCTTTCTTTGCTGGGGCTGCTGCCTTTGGAGGCTGGTTTACGAACGGGGGCAAGTCGTCAAAGTCTGGTTCTTGTGGCGTCTCCCTGGCGGGGGTCACTTGTGCCGCTGGCATTGGTCGAAACTCTCCCTCGATGATTCCTATGTCCTCCAAATCCTGGCTAAAGTAATCGGAGGCGTTGACCGTGTTCAGGGTGGCGGAGGTCAAGGCGCGTTTCTGTGACATTTTCTGCAAGGTGTTGACCTGGTCTGCAATGTCGGTGTTAGGGACGCGGTATTGCGTGGCTCCAATCTCCCAGGCGTCCATTGATTTTCCGCTCTTGGTCGTCTTGGTGATTTTCCTGGCGGTGCCGTTGGCGATTGCGTCTTTGAACTCTTGCCAGTATGCGGCTGGTTTCCCGTACTGTCCGCCAGTCTCTGACTTGTCTACTGCGAACGCAAATTCTGACTTGCCTCCTGAACGGCGGGGTAGGCGGGTCTTATCCAGGTAGCTGGGTACCTCGTCCTCGTTCGCCCAGCGGTAGCGGTATTTCGATTCCCAGCTGTTGCAGCTGCCCTCCCCCTCCCCCATAACGCGTCCATTTTTCATCAGGCGAACGCGATAATTGAAGTAAAAGAACGGTTCCCCGCCGTGTTTTTCGCCCGTCCAGTCCATTTCCTTGTCGACAAGCTCGTAAGTGATAGCCAGTCCGAACAAGGCGCAAAGTTTCTCGGCTCCTGGTTTGAGCAAAGTCGGTTTGTTGCCAGTACCAGGGATAGTACCATAGTCAAACCCGTCCTTTAGGACTTGCTTGACAAAGTCTCCCACGGCGTTGTATCGAGCCAATGCTCCGCTGGTGTTGGTCACGGGCACGAGGTAGGGGCTGTTGTTCTCCTCTTGTTCGTATAATGCAATGCTATTTTCGGTCATCTAATTTTCCTCTTTCTTTGATAGGTCTTGTGGTCGTACATTTTTGATATTGGTGCCGCTGGTGAAAGTCCTGCCCTCTCCATAGTTCGTTTTTTCTCTCCAGGGTTTCCCCTTCAATGCTTTAACTACGACTAAAATTCGGCCATTCCAGCTTTTGTAGAAACCAATTGGGGTGACTTCCACCTGGCGTGAGTATCCGTCCACGAGCCAGGTGCCTCCCTCCTCGAAAATCTTTGTTGCCAGGGCGTTCGATTCCTCCAGGGGGAGAGGCTTTCCGTAAATACTTTCAATCATTTCGTTCAAGGTTTCTGACATCTGTTCCCTTTCTATCTTTCGATAATATGTTTTATGATCAATACAATTACAGCGATCATAGCGATTGTTGCGATAACGTTATACATAGCTCACGCTTTCAAAGTCTGTCTGGCTAAGATCGTCGTCGTGTACCACCAGCGAGCAATACTGACACTGCCAAGCTGGTAATGTGGTGAACGGCTTGACACTATCTGTCCCCGGGTACATAATTTCCACTTTTTTGAGCGGTTTTTTGCACCGAGGGCAAGGCACGGTCTCTCCGTCCTCACGTTCTTGCGCCGGGCTGTTGAGATACCGGGTTTTGATAAACTGCCAAGGAAGCAACTCGAGGCAAGGGGCAAACTTCTCCGCTGCTTCAACGTGATACCAGCGCTTGCCGTTGGGTAGATCGTCAACGAACCAAGTATTGTAAATATTCTGTGCAGCCAGCACCGATTTATTGAGGGTCAGCCCTTTCGCCCTGATGATCCCCGCATACAATTCGATTAACTTGAACTCTCTTTCTTTTCTTTCTCTAATTTCGTCCATAGGTTTACCTTTCTGTTTTATTATTTTGCTGGCAGGTGTTGACAATGTTTCCGGCTTGATAAACCTTGGCACGCAGCTCCTTTTATCCGCTTAGCTCACGTCCGTAATTAGGTTATCAGCCTTTCTTTCGGGACGATATAGGACTCCCTTCCCGCTGGGTCTGCTCCTACCAGTATTGATTAATTATAAGCGTCTTTAGAATATGGGTCAAGCGGTTAGTTTATCTTCGGGTGTGTTTGCCTCCTTATGGGTCGATAGCATACGATACGAGTTCTGCAGCAGTTTTGCCTGAATAATGCAGCAGGTAAATATCCTCACTGCCGTAAGCCCAGCGCGCCAGAGCGCCCTCCTCGATCAAGTGCTGATAGCTGGTCGAGTAATTGGTATACCCTACCTCAAGGGGTGCGCGGTCTGGAATTGTCTCCGGTGATAATACAGTTTTATACTCCGTGCCGTTAACGATCATATTCAAGTTGACTGGGGCGTTCCAGCGTATTTGTCCGTCGTTGTCTCCTCCATCGCCACCCTTAAAACACCCGCTGAATGGCGCTGGCATATGTTTGATACATTGGTTGTTATATTCCACGTCTCTATCGTAACCCGGGGTATTCCCCACCTGTATTCTACAAGCTGTCAATAGCCCTCCGTCTATCCAGACGAGTATTGTTGCGAGTGCGTCTAATTCGATATTGTCAAGCGCCGTTGCGTAAAAGAGGTCGCCAAAGATGTCGCTCCGAGCAAACTGGCTGCCAGCATTAATCCAGTTCTTGGCGTAGGCAATGTTCGCATACATAATTCGGCTAATTTCTCCTCCAACTTCTGACCTCTGTTCGATGCTTAATTCAATGGCTTGTCTGATTACGGTGCTCATTTCCACTTGTCCTTTCCTGCGATTTCGAGCACCGCTGAAGCAAGCTTTTGAGCGTCTTTATATACCTCGATTGTGCCGTTGAGGTAGTCAAGCAGCCAGACTGTGACGGCTTTGTAGCCGGTATCAATCCTTATCATTCGAGCCTCGGCTGGCAATTCCGGGGCTAAGCGTGCCTCGGCTTGTGATTGTACAAGTACATTCCAGTAAAATTCATCTACATCGAACATCGCGGGTTGGTAGTTTTCCATTTTGATTCCTTTCTTTTCGTTTCAGAACGACTATTTATTTCGACTAATTTCATCGAGTATGCGGGTAAAATATCCGCCTGTAAAGATAATCATCACTAAGATTGCTTCTCCGAGGGTGATCATTTCGATTATATCTCTTTCCCTGTGAGGTTGAAGTCGTGTTCCGGGGCGTAAAATACATAGCCAGCTTTTGTCCAGTCAAGCAATTCTAATACTGCTGTGCCGTGGTAAGCTGCCGAGGTTGATATAAACCTTTTTCTGACGGTGAATCGGTCTCCCGGTTTGATTTTCAAGGGTGATTTTGCTTTGTTCCCTCCTGGTGTACGGCGGTTGAATGAACAAATTGTTAAGTTATATTTAGGGTCTGCTAACATTTCGATTCTTTCTCCCGGGATATTCGCCTCCCGGGTGGGCTTGGTTGGTGGTTCGATTATCTTTAATCAAACCTGTTGTCTATGATCTGTTCTGGCAAGTCAAGGCTATCATATACGATCTTAGGGATTTCTAACCCTCTGTCGCCTTTCCATACATAATATTCATACTTATCCTTGGTCTTTTTATATTCGAGGTGTACCCGCTTTGCGGTGTGGTTCTCGATGTAGGTTTTCTTGATTTCCGGGTTGAATACTGGCAAGTAAAGCTTCAATGTCGTTATTCTACCTATTCCATAATCTCGGGGCTGGTTGATGGCTTGTTCTAATTTGCTGTTCATTTCGACAATCTTTCTCCCGGGATTTTAGCCTCCCGGGTGGGCTTGTGGTGGGTGGGGTTGCTGTTAGTCTTTCGCAAGTCTGCATATAAGCGCGGCGGCTTGCCATAGTGCGCGGGCTTGTACTTCCAGCCAGGTCTCCTGGGCGTTGGGTTGTCTTTCGCCCTCTCTGGTTCGCTTGTACTCGCTCGGGCTGCATAATCGCTCCGCTATGTCTCCGTCATAAATAAGCGAGCAGCCGCCATAGCTGAATTGCGTCCAGGTGTCGGCTCCGTAAAGTAGGTCTTTCTTGTCTGCGGGGCTCGCGTAAAATTCCTGGTTGGCGGGGTATTCCTCGATTAGCTCCAGGGCATATACTTTTAGCCCTTTTTTCCAGGCGCTGCGGGCGGGTTCGTTCTTGATTGCTTCTCGTAGTTGCTCTATAGTTTTCATTTCAATCTTTCTCCCGGGATATTGTAAGCCTCCCGGGTGGGCGTCTGGTGGGGGGTTGGGTCTATTGCTTGTAAAGCTCCCGGGCTTGTTCGTTCGTGATCCTGCACTCCTCCACAATTTTTGTGCAGATGTCGCCGGGCGTGTACTCTGGCGGTGTTAGCTTGCGGGTTGTCTAGTCTGTTATGGTTTTCATTGTGTAGCCTTCCTGCCTTGGTAGGCGCTTGCCTTGTTTGATAGTATAAGGATAACACGACCTGGGGCGTATGTCAAGGGTTTTCCTATGCTTTTTGTAAACTGGTCTTTGCCTGGTCTTGAGTAGGGGCTCCAGGGGTGGTATATGTGCGGCTTTCCCTCGTTGTAGGCTGTGGGGCTGTGGGGGCTCGTGCTGCTGCCTCCAGGGCTTGTACCACGGCGGGCGTTCTACCTGGAGGGGGATATCCAGCTTACGGCGGGGGCTGATTGCCTAATTTATGGGGGTTGTTTTGCCTGTTTCATCTGTTCTATCCGTTTTGAGGCTGATTTAGGGCTGGTGGGGGCTGGTCTCCTGGTCTCCTGGTCTCCTGGTCTCCAATTGCCAGGTATCGAGGGGGGCGGTGGGGGCTGTTGTGCGCGTGTAGTACTAAAGCATTAGGGGGGGGAGGGGGGGGGTACGGAGAAATCTGGCACCAGTATGACCCCCCACACCTTTGCTATGACGGAGAGTGCTGTTTGATATGCCCTTCCAGAAAATGTTACGGTAAAGAATCGGGTATTTATCTTATCTTGAAAGGATAGGGAAAGAAAAAGCCCCTCTTATTAGGGAGGGGCGGTAGGTAGTAGTTATCGGGTGGTTACTTTTTCGGTTGAGCGGAATAAGAGGTAACTACTGGAGGGGTTTTGGGTTCCTGTTTGGGTTTGGGTTTGGGTTTGGGTTCAGGTTTTGGTTCAGACTTGGGTTCAGACTTGGAAGCCACAGGGGCTTTAGGCTCTGATTTGGGGGGCACAGAGGGCGTGACAGGTACGATTGGCTCAACTGGTTCTGGAGGCAAGATAGGCTCGATAGGTGATTTCAAATAGAAATCGCCATAGACCGTCTCATCAAAGAGCTTGTTGAAGGTGTTATCTTGTACGATATAGATAGAACCTTCGGTGTTACGGACGACCCAAGAACCTTCGGCTGCAATCACGATACCTGTGCTGGTGAGAATGGGGTGTTCTTTGGTTACGCGCTCTGCGTCCACGAACTCACCGAGTTTTGATTTGTATTTTTTGGCCATATTATTCTCCTTTTCTCTATGGGGTCTTACTCTGATTATAACACGGCACCAGCCCCTTTGGTAAGTCGTCGGGGGTCTGCCAGACATAGCGGCGGTATTTGGCAACGTACTCGTCACGGGCAGCGGCAGTGCCAAAGGCTGGGTCGTAGCGCTCCTCCTGGGGAGTATTGCAGGTAATCCTGTAAGGGATTATTGGCAAGGGGGTGACTGTGCCGTTGGGAGAAGGGCGCGTTGGCTGGGCGTTGTAAACCTTGTCCTCCAGGAAAGCCGTGCGAATCTCCAGAGATTGGATATGCGCATTGAGCTTTTGAATCATAACAAGCAAGTCTTTCTTTTTCATTTGTCTCCTGTAATCTTTTCCCAATAATCTACGTCTGATATTGGAGTGGGTATGTTGTTGAGGATAGCGGATCCTTTCAAAGAATCCTCTGTATGGATTGTTACGTCTACTATGTGCTGGGTGAGACCGTAGAGGTAGGCTGCCACCGCGTGGGTGATGACACCCATAGAAGTCGTGTCGCCCGTAAGCAGCTTGATTGCCTCGATGTTGTCAAGGACTTTCTGCGGAAACGCCCAGGTCTTTTGAACATTACCAGTCTTTGTTACCCCACGGGGTTTATACTTGCTTTTTGTGTCTGACATTTCCACTCTCAATTTCGTAGTTGGTTAGTACGAAGTGGAGCAGGGATTCAAGAGTGCTCTCGTGCGGTAGGTTGTTTTCAATCCGCATTGCCAGGTTATAGACCAAAAGTTCTACTTTCTTGTTGTTTAACTTCTCCATTGCCATAGGAATACTGTTGCCAAGGTAAGTAGACGTCTCCTCTGTGTCTGCGTACCACTTGTTGTGCTTTCGCACCAGCGGCACTCCCAGGACTTCTTGTGTCCTCTCCCGTAATTCCAGCCCGTCTTTCCATAATCCTTTACTCATAGGCTTATTATAGCGCCTTTATGGATTATACGCAAGGGCTGATAAATCAAGACACGAGCTAAAGGGGGAGAAAAGCTCGTGTCTGACAAAAAAGGAGAGACAAGAAGGAAAGTAAACGCTGGAATGATTATAGCACCGTTGTTTATTTCGTGCAATATGCTAAAATGTAATGTATGGCAAGGTATAAAACGAAATTACCCACAAAACAACGAACCTGGTCTATCACCGAACCCGCACTTGAGCGTCTGGAGACTATGAAAGAAAGGACGGGTATGCAAACGGGGCAAATCGTTAGCTTTGCTATCATTGCCCTGGATAACGGCTTTACCCGCTCTGACTTTGTTACAGGTCTGCTCCAGGCTGGCGAAATCACAATCAAACAAGCAAAGGAAGGGTGGGGTATCTAATGGCTATTACAGCAAAGGCTATCGTAGACCCAGCAAGTGGCAAGTTTCTGGTCGGCAACCCTGGGGGTGGAGCTCTCCGTAAGGGAGCTGGCGATATGACTAATAACTACGAGACTAAAAAACAGCGCTCTATGATACGCGATATGATGGACACAAAGTTCGACGCGCAAATAGAGATTTTGAAAGATGACGGCACTATAGAAAAGACGACCTGGCTCTCTGTCCTGGGCGATATGCTGGTGCAAATGTCCGTTATGGGACAAGCAAAGTACCCTAAAATCCGCCTGGAGAACGGGGAGATTGTCCCTGGTCGCGCTATCGTTTCAAGAGACGACGATTGGTTCAAGAACGCCCTGCGCTTTTGGAGGCAATGGCAGCCACCAGAGGTCACGGTCAAACACGAGGACACGGTCTTTATTTCATTTGACCTGGGCGTACCCAACAGAACCTATCAGCAGCTTATGGACGAGGCGGACGAAAAGTCCTCTCTTAACATAATCGACATATCGTCACCACCTAAATATCTGGAGGACAATGGCGGAAGTAAAAGTTAATCTATCTGACCTCGTCAAGTTTACGGCGAGGCAACAGGTCGCCTGGCTCTCTATGCTTGAAAAAAAATATACGCTTTATGGCGGCGCCCGTTTCGGCGGCAAATCCTTTTTCTTGCGCTGGGCTCTTATTTCCTGGTTGATTCTCCAGGGTATGCGCGGTCATAAGCAAGTCCAAGTCGGCTTGTTCTGTAAAACCTATTCGGAGCTGGAGGACAGACATATCCCCAAGTTCTCACAAATGCCCGATTGGTTGGGAACCTTCTCGGATAGCCAAATCTATGGCTTGTCTTTCCGCCTCCACGAACGCTACGGGGGCGGTATTATTATGCTCCGTAACCTGGATAAGGGAGCTGACCGTTATAAGTCTGCCGAATTCGCTGCTATTGGCGTTGACGAGCTTACCGAGTTTGAGGCTGACCAGTTCCTTATCTTGATTGGCTCCCTCCGCTGGGTGGGTATCGACCACTGCCCGTTTATCTCTGGCTCGAACCCTGACGGTATCGGCAACGAATGGGTCAAGGCGTGTTTTATTGATAAGGATTATTCAAGTCAACAACTGGCAGGGCTGAAACCCCTGGCTGACCAATTCAACTTTGTACGCTCCCTGGCAACGGATAACCCCTACTTGCCTAAAGAGTATATGCAAATTCTGGACGCCCAGCCCCCGAACCGCCGCCGTGCCTGGCGCGACGGCGACTGGAACGTAATCCAGGGCGCAGCCTTTCCAGAGTTCTCTACTGATATTCACGTCAAACCGCTCAACGAGATTCCTGACCTCCACTTTGAATCGTATATACCTTACACCTTCCCCCGTTTTCAAGGGATAGATTGGGGTATTGCCCGCCCGTTCGTCTGTCTGTTCGGCGCTATCAACCCTGCCAATGGGCGTTTGATTGTCTATGACGAAATCAGCCAGGCGGGGCTCACTGATAGCCAACAGGCAGAAATGATTAAAATGCGCTCCGATGAAAACGAGATGAAAGCTCGGCGCTATGCTGACCCTAAAATGTGGAATAAACAAAGTGTGAATGACAAGCTTATGTCCACGGCTGACGTGTACCAATCTCACGGGGTTAAGATTTATCCTGGAGACCCGAACCGTCACGCAAAGAAAGCAAGGGTACACGAATTGCTGGCAATCAAAGCTGACGGTTACCCTGGCGTTATTATTACTCCCGAGTGCAAACAGTTGATTAAGCAGCTGTCCAAACTTATGACCGCTCACGATGATGTAGAGGACGTAAACGACCACCAGGAGGACGACTCCTACGACGCATTTGGTATGTTGACAAATCCCGTAGGCAAGTATAATAAACCGTATAGGCGCTTGACGCTAAACCCTAACAACTACTCGCCCTTTACCAAACTGGAGAGAATATAATGGCAGATACCACCCAAAACTTTAGCAAAGCCAAAGACCACGCCGCCGAAATGTGGGCGGGTTTTTCTGGCTTACACGATATGCAGTCCAAAATGGACGAGATGATTAATATGGAGTGGGAAAGCCAACTCAAACGGAAAGACGTAAAACAAACGATTTCCCCCGAGCCCCACAACCAGTTTATGGGTGCAAAGCGCCTTATGAGTAGCACCCAGCCGAATATCAATATCTCCGCACAGCTGAACGATAGTACTATCCCTAAAGAGGATATTGATAGAATGGAGAAGTTCTGCCGTGCCGTGTTACACCAGTCGGGCAGAATCAACGGTCACCCCGTGAATGAGGAAATCATTGATAGCCTCTTACGTTATGGCATTAGCTTTACTTCTGTCAATGACACCGCTGACGTTGTCGAATGGCAAAAGGAAAGCTTGATTGCCCCCTCCAAAGCGCGTACTTATCGCAACGAGCGATTGATGAAAACAACGCCGTTCCTTATCAAGCCCCTCAACCCCCGAAATTGCGCTTGTGAGTTAGGCGCCCTGGGGCTGGAGGCTTTCTACTACCAGTCTGAAACCACCGTCGCGGAGATGATTTCTATGTACGGTATCCGTGCGGATTGGGAAACAAAGAAACCAAACGAGAAAATCCAGTACCACGAATACTTTGACCTGGACGTTCATTTCTCCTGGGTAGAAAGTGGCTCGGAACCTTTGATTGGTGCAGCCACCGACGGCGCTCACGACCTTCAAGTTATTCCTATCGAAGTACAGCTTGGAGAGGGCTCGAATATGAGCTCCGATTGGCAGAACAAAGTCCACCCGTTCCTCTATGCAATCCATAAGGGAGAGCTGTGGGAGAGGCTCAACCTTGAATTGACGGTTATGTACACCTCTCTTTTCAACATTGCCGCTAACCCTACTTTCAAGTTTATGGGGGCTGACCCTGACGAACATCTTGACGTTGATTGGGCTACTATTGGTGGCGTTATCCGCTTGCAAACTGGACAGGACTTCCGTGTTATGGAGCGCGATATTTTCAATAAAGATATGCTGCAAGGTTACCAGCTGGCGGAGCAAATGGTCTCCGAGAGCGGTATTTACAAACAAACCCTGGGGCAACCTATGGCGGCTGGCACCGCTTTCTCGTCTCTGTCTTTGCTCTCCCAGGCTGGGCGTCTGCCCTTGTCCGCTCCACAACGAGCGGGGTCTTGGACGTTTGGCGCTATCTTTGAAAATATTTTAGGTAGGATTCGTGACGACAAAAAAGCTCGGACTGTCAAGGGTGAATCTGAATTACTGAAACTTGAATCTACTATTATTCCAGAGAACGTTTCTGTCTCCGTTGTGATTGACGTTGACTTGCCCCAGGACAAATTGCAGAACGCGAATGTCGCCTCTATGGTGATTGACCGCGGGCTGGCAAGCAAGGATTGGGCTCGAGAGAATCTGCTCAATATCAACTCCCCCGACCAAATGGAGAGGGACATTCTCAAAGAGAATATTACCAATATGATGTTACAGGAATTGGCGACTGGTAATATGGAGCAAATGATTACCCAGCGCGTTATGCAGCAAATCCAACAGCAGCAAGCCCAGGACGCCGCCGCCCAGGCGAGCCAAATGCCACCCCAGAGCGCCCAGGGTATGCCGCCTGAAATGCTTGACCCCCGCGCTCTCCAGGAGGCAAAGTTCTCAATGGCTAAACAGAGCGAGGCTCAAAACAGGTTCGCAGACCAGAACAACCCAGCAATGGGCGGGCTATCAAAAATGGCAGCTGGCGCTTTACCAGCACAATCGCCTGGTCAAATGCCCGTAGCAGGTGACGGCAATTTTATGATCCCCCAGGAAGGTGAAATGTGATAACCAAATCAGACGCCGATAGTATCTGGTTGGAGGCTAATGCTATGTTTCAGACTGTCTTGAACGAAACCGTCAATGAGTTCGGCAAGACGGAGGACGACGCAATGCAAACAATGCTTGCAAAAACTATCAATGCTGACCCTGCGCTAAAGTCTCGTGTACAAGGCGTACCCGAGGTAGACCTAATGCTCGAAAAGTTTGGAGGTAATAATGGCGTCAATAATCAACACGAAACAAACGGACAGCGGCTGGAACGCCCAATCGTTTAACAGGTTCCCAGGCTATACGCCTTGGAATCCTTTTAAAAAGAAAACGGAATCCAGAAACCAGGTCATAGAGAGGGTCACCCCTAACTCTGCCTCGCAGCCAGCCACCTCTGCTTTTGGCGGCGCCTGGAGACCTACTTTTGCATACAATTTGCCTACAGCGGCGGCTGTAGCCCCCATAGCGTACAGGCAAAATGCTTTACAGCAAAATATGTTTCAGCCGAATCGGCTGCAAACCGTTCAATCTGCCTACCCTGTGCGGACAGCAACTCCCAACAATAATCTACCAACCGCTGGCGCCCCCGCTAACGCTTTCCAGTACAATCGCACTTACTGGTCTACTGGCAACCAGTCTCACGACACCTCCTTTTATCGTAGGGCAGGGCAAAATCTCGTGAACGATTGGAGGTCAGCTGGTGGTTATAACATTCCTATCACAGACTGGTTTGACCCTTACGACCCAGCTGGCTCTCCTTACCAGCAAAGCCAGTATATGAATGTTCCCGAGACGGCAGGTGGCTATGGAGGCTGGGGAGGCTGGGGAGGCTATAGCGGCGGGGGCGGGTATACCCCGCAGGATTCCGCAGCCTTTTATTCTGGCAATTACACCCAGCGTAGAAATCGCTGGAGTGAGACATTACTTACTTGGGGATTGCGACAGCAGTAATCGGAGATAAAACAGTGACCGAACAACCTAATAACCAGCAGGGAGTTTTCAACGGACAACCCTACAACTCGCCCGCGCCGAATCTGAACCCTTACGAGAAATACCAGCTGCTAAAGAAAAACGATTTTCTACAGCCGCCTGGTACTCAAAGGATTTGGACGCAACATTCCAATATCAATCGCAACTTGACTTTCTGGAAACCTGACGCCCAGGCTCGGTTTAGACCTGACTTGCCCCCAGCTATTTGGGATAATTCAAAACCATATCAAGGTTATTGGGGTGACCCAAAGAACGTAGTAGAGGCTTATAACTTCTTGCGCGTCCAGGACGATGACTATATCCCCCCTGGCTATATTGACCCCGAATTTGTCAATAATATGTACAAGCAGCTAAAGACCTTCAATAGCAACAATGACGACCCCTATCGTTGGGAGCCACTGCCTTTTGGTGACGAGGCTGCTTATTATGCTTACGTTCAACCTGGCGCCGATTGGTGGGAGAATACACCAGGGAATCGTTTTGAAATATCAACCCCTCGGCAGCGTTTGGACGTGAACGCCAGTATAAAAGCAATGCAGAGCGTCGTAGACGAGGTAAACGCCTCTCTTGCTGAATCGTATGAGGCTGGACAGATTTCCCAGGACGAATACGAGCAGTCTGTACAATGGTTCTCACAATACGCGCTATCTCCAGAGGGTCGTGCTGCCGTCTCTGACGGGACGCTCTCTGCGGAGGAATTAGGAAAGCCCTTTGACCCGCGGGATTACAGCCAGCTCGCCGTTACAGGATTGCTCGAGCAGCAGGGTATTCTTGACCTTGACGGTAAACCAGCGACAGACTACAAAGATATGGAGACCTGGCAGCAAGCTCTTTTGACTGTGTTTGGCGCTCCAGAAGGTATGAATTTACCAGAGGCTCAAAAGCAAGTCGCGCCCGCGTTGGGTGCTGGTATGTCTGCTATGGGCGTCTTTGGAGCTATCACCACCTCCGCTCTTATTGCAGCTAAAATATCCACACCTATTGCTGGTGCAATTACGGTAGCTACAGCTGGCGGTGGTGTTGCCCTGGCTCCTATCATTATGGCTGGCTCCGCCCTGGTCGGCGGGTATGCTGGCTGGAAGCAATACCAGGCGTCCATAACTGGTCAAGAAAACGACGTTTCAAAAGTAACAACGTACTTATTCAACGTACTATCCGAGGGCACTGAAAAGGTTGTCGGAACAGGTACGATTATGTCCGAGGTAAACCAGTTTGTTCGCGAGGCAGAACAAAAGGGAATGGGCGAGGCAGAAGTCAACCAGGCTGTTATGGAGCGCTACGGCGTTTCTCCAGAGGGTTTTTGGGATTTGTTCGGACAGGCTTGGACTGCCTCACGCTTGCAGTACGAATCCGCTGGCGGTCAAGGTGCTGGTGACTGGCTCACTGATACTGTTTCCGTGGCAGTCCACGCAGTAAACCCCGACTGGAGTACTGGAACAAAGACAGCGCCAGGGCAAGTGTGGCAGCTACAGCACGGTATGACCAGCCCTACGAATCTTGGTCTTGATTCTGCGGAGATCAGGGCAGCTATTATGCGCGACATTGCCTCCCTGGGAGCGAACGCCTCGAAAGAGGACATAGACGGTATAGCCGCAATGTGGGTTGACGCCCTGGGCTTTTCTGGCAATATGAACGACTTTACAGGTCAAATTTTTCTTGACCCGCTAAACTTTGTTCCTGCTACCGTGAACAAGAGTGTAGACATTTACGCCACAAAGAAATTCAATCTGGCTACCGCGGCTGACGATTTGGTATCCGCTAAAAAGTACGCGAATTTATCTGCCGCGGCGAAACAAGGCGTTGGCAACCCTCTCATTGACGCGCTGCCTTTTGGCGTACAACAAGGCACAGAGTGGGTAGGCAAACTCGTAACAAAGATTGTAAAAGGCGCAGACGCCGAGGTTCCTAAATGGTTCCGTGGCTCTATGAACCCCGCCCAGGTATTCAACTTGGCAGCTGGCTTTGACAACCAGGGCACAGTACAAAAAACGTTTTTGGACACTTACGATGATTTAAGACAAAAAGGCTATAGCGCCCCCACTGGTACAGCAATTGACATTATCGCCGCCGTCGAGCCTGGTAAGAGCTCTCCTTTTGCCAAAATGTTTATGTCTGGCGACGGGTTGAGTGCTACTATCCAGCTGTTTGACGCAAACGGCAAGCCTTATGCCACCGAGACCTTTAATGCAGCGGATAGAGCGCCGTTCAAGTCTCCTACAGAGGCTATGGACAGGCTCAAAGTGGTCATAGATGACCCTGGATATTCTGGCACGTCGAAGTCAAAGATAAACGCTTTCCTGAACAGCCCTCTTGAAATGGAACAAAAAAGCCGCCTCGGTATGGTTGATTATATGAAAGACCTGAAAGCTGACGGCAGCCCTATTACTGCGGCTATCCTCAACCCGTCTATTGTCAACCCCGAAACTGGCGAAATAATGGCGCAAGGTAAGCTCGTTGTCCAGATAAACGAGGGTGGTAAAACCTACGAGGTCGAGAGCCCTGACGGTAAAACAAAATACACGGTTGATATGGATAGCGACAAGGTTATTACTATGACCGTTGACGGCAGAGTTGAATTGTTACCCGTTGACGGATATTTGGTCACTCCTGGGCGCAATGTCGATATGGCTGACCCCAACCTGACCCGTATCAATATGCAAGCGGCTAACGATATGGCGGCTGCTTTTGGATTAGAGAAACCATACCCCGAGAGCATTTATGCGGAGGGAGCAAAAGCTGACAAGAGCGCTGTTCCTACCCAGCTCACAGGTAATAAATTTGTCGATTACTTTATCAAGCTGTCGGACTTCACGCCCGAGGCTAAAATTGCTATTACGAACAGGGCTCTTGCAGAGACTATCCTGGGTGCCACATTGCTCGGCAAGAATGACCCCGACAAGTTCTTTGCGTTCTTTGATTACCTGGCTGGTAGACCAGTACAAGTAAGCCAGCAAATGAAAGACTTTGCTTTAGGTGGCACAGTCGCTACCGCTATGCTTACGTTGAAGGACGCCTTGAAAGAGGGCGGCGCTTTCTATAGCTTACGCAAGGGCTGGGATATTAGCACAGTCCGCCGTGTAGAGATTCAAAATCTCGCCAGGGCAATTGGTATAGATATGAATAAAATACCGACAATGCGCCTGGAGGAAATCACCAAAAAGCTGGACGCCTATAACAAGAAAGCTGCGAAAGACGGCACTTCACCACAAATCGAAATGACGGCAGCTGACATAAAGAAGTTCATTGCTCCCTTCCAGGGCTCCGACGCTTTCCCGCTTACAAGAGAGGCACTGGTAGCAAGCGCGATATTCTCTGTTATCTCTGATTCCGAGCGGGCAGCTATCAAGTTGTACGACCCGCAAACGAAGTCGCAGCTAACTCAAATGTCCGCCCTGGCGAAGTCAATTATCGGCTTGCCTTTGATTTCTGCAAACCCCGCGACCTGGGTTATGAATATGTTTAATAACTGGGTAACGATGAACGTTATGGTTGGCACTGGCGGCACCCTTATTACTGGAGACGCCCTGGCAAAATCAGAGGCGCGCTTTGGCGTTGACTATACGAGCCTTATTGGCAACGAGTTCAAGATTGCAGATGTAATCAGTGGCGCCACACCCGAATTGAACAAGATATTGAACCCCGACAACTGGATTACTGACGCTCGCCATTTTATGGCGGGGCTGTCGAGCTCCGATGTTACACCGCTTGACAACCTGGCGCGAGCTGCTGGCGTGAGCCCAAAAGATTTGATTGTGATGAGTTCTGCCGATATTCAAAAGGCTATCCAGTCTCGTTCTGGCGCAAAAAAGTTCCAGAAAGAAACCCGAGGGTTCCAGAGTATTTCTGAAAAGCAAATAGAGAGTAGGCTGGCACCGTTTATTGGTGATGACGCTAAACCGCTCACAACCAGCAAGTTCAATCCCCTGGCGACCTACGGCAAGATTGAACAGTTTTTCGCCAGGCGCACTATGCACCTGGCAATCACCCAGGCTATGACCGCGCCGCTTTCCGATATTCGCCCCGAGCTCCGCGCCGAGCTTACGAGAGCTGGTATGACCGACAGACAGCTAAAAGCGTTTCAGGCTGCCGCAAACAAGGCTTACAACTTGGGAGAAATTGAATCGTTCTATAAGAACGGAGAGATTGTCTACAACCCCGTCCCTGACGAGGTTATTGGCGCTGCTCTTGACAGAATGGCAGAAGGAAACCCAGCAAAGCGAGCCGCCATTGAGAGTATTCTGGATTACAACGGTCTCCGAGAGGACTTGACCGAGGCGCTCTCCAAACCACGCACACCCGAGGAAATGAACGCTATCAAGCACGACCTCTATGAGAGGCTCCGTACAGCAGCAAACCAAACCAGGGTAAACAACCTGGCTGGAGAGTTCTCAAAAGTGACAGAGGACACGGCTGGTCATATCGGTTTGATGAAAAACCTGTACAGCGTAGCTACCCAGGAATACCAAACCCTGTTTGACGCCAACCGTGAATTTGGTAATTATTGGGGTTTGATAGATGACGCCAAAAACAACACTATGGGTACCAGGGAGTTCAACTCTTATAAAGCTAATTTGTGGGCGTTCTATTCTGACCGTGTCAAGTCAATGTGGGAGGACACTCGTACTGTAATGCTAAACGGTGTCACAGCTGGTATGGTCAAGGCTGGTGTCGGAGCTGACGGCGATTTCTTTGTGAACAATTTGCGCCAGCGCCTTACCCTTATGGAGGGCGTTTTCAACGAGATTACTCAAATCAACCAGGACGCATACGACGGAGCTCTGCCAAAGGGCGCTGATAGAAACAAGCTAATCAGTGAGGTTTATAAGCGGTACGGTACGTCTCGTGACGCAAATCAAAAAGCCTGGGTAGACCATATTATTGAAATGTATGACCGTAACGGTGTAGCGCTCGCTGGTAAGACCAAAGAGCAAATCCATAGGAGCCTGGTTGGCTATATGGGAGAGTTCCTTAAGCGTGACCGCAAGTTTAGAAATGAAGTTCTCGGTCATCGTGATTCTATTAAGAATCTGAATTACGAGGCGAGACGGGCTGCCAATCGCGCCTTTTATGAGCAGAAGTACCAACCGCAAGCCCTGGATATTCTGAAATACTTGACGAATGACGCTTACGAGGAGTTCAATACAATTCGCCCGTCCAAACATTCCAGCAAGGGAGAAGGTCAAACCAAAGCTACAAAGCCGCAGCCAAAGACTGACCTCGAGGTGGAGATTGAAAACCGCCGCGCCGTGATGAATCGTAACAATACGGCTATGGAACACCAGGCTATGGTTGACGAACAAGCCAGGGCTGCAAAGTATAGCTATAACAAGACCCGCTTTAAGAATGAAATCAGCAAGGCTACTAACCTCACGGACGACGTTCAAAAAGCGGCGGTAGCCTCTTATTTTGACGCGTTTGACGATTCAGTTAAACGATTGTCTAACGGCAAGGTGTCGTTCTATGATAGCCTCGGCGGCATAGAGGAGTTTGACCTCGACCACTTACCCCAGGACAAATTTCCAGACCCGAACGGCATTGGTTATATTGCCGCTATGACCTACGATGACGACGGCAAGTTTGTATTGAGCTTTGCCACCAAAGCTGCCGATATGAAAAGCGTTTTTCACGAGGGCTCTCACGTTATTGTTGACACTGCTCGGAGGCTGTATGAGCTGGGCGTGTTCCCAGGGTATGAGACTATCCTCGCGGACGCTGGTCATACGACTGTTGAGGCGTTCAATGCTATGGACAATGCGGGCAAGAATAAGGTCTATGACGATATTGCTGACAATATGTTTAAGTGGCAATCCGACCCCGAGACTGCTAAAAAAATGCCAATCTACTTGCGGTCTTACTTTGAAACATTGGGCGACTTCTTTGTTGACCTGGTCAACAGGCTTATGGGTCGCTATAAGGACATAGAGCTCACCCCAGCAGTCAAAGAGGTTTACCATTCTCTCTTTGCACAGCAGGACATTAGATTGAAAGCCAACCGTAACGCCGTGAGAATCGGCAAATTCCGAGAGGGCAAGACCTTTACTGTGTACGGGGCTGATAACAGCAGAACATATAAGCTGATTCCAGTCCTGGCAGAGGCTGACACTCTCCGCCCGTCTCACAACCTGGGCGGGCAGCAAAACCCCGATTTTCCGCAGACGTATCAACCTCGAGAATATAAGCTGACATATGTAAGAGAGCGTGCGGCAAAACTCACTCCAGACTTGTTACTGAAACAACCTGTTGACCTGGCGAATGGCGCACCTATTATTGACCAATTTGGGAACGTGGTCGCTGGCAACCATAGAATCGGCTTTTTGAATGAGGCTCGCGATAGTTTCCCCGACCAGTGGGCGAAATACCAGCAAGCTCTCCATGACAACCTGGGGCAGTACGGCTTGACCGAGGCTGATTTACAAGGTTTGTCTAACCCTGTTCTTGTTTATAAGATAGCCGATGACGCCGACATTATGAATATCGTTACTGACGCGAACACGCCTAATCAACAGATAATGGGTTCTTTGGAATCAGCAAATCTATATTCTAAATTCCTGGATAACGACCTGATTTCTAAAATAGAGTTCCGCGAAGGTAAGACTGTTGATGACGTTATTCGTTCTGAATCGGTTGACGCTTTACGCAGAAACTTTATTGACAATCTCCAAGATTCTGAAAAGGGTCGATACCTTGTCGGCGATACTGGATTTATGAACGATAAAGGCTACGAGGCTTTCAAAGAGGCTCTGCTCGCCAGAGTATACGGCGGCACCGCTGACGGTCAAATACTGCTGAAAGAACTAATCAGCGGTGGCAGCGATTTCTCTAAAAACCTTACAAATGCAATGGTTGAGGCTGTGCCCGCTATGGCAAAGGTCGAATCTGAAATTTTAGCTGGTAATCTTGACCCGTCATATTCTATTTCAGGGAAGGTAGCTACGGCTATCGTAGAATACCAGGTCTGGAAAAACAAGCCGAAAGACGTGCGTTTGTCCCTGGAGCAAATGGCGTCTCAATTGTTTACAGACATTCCCCAGGACGTAGTAAAGCTTGAAATCTTTTTCAACAACAATTCCACCAACCCGAAAAAACTGGCAGATTTTTTCATTATGTACTCAAGCGAGGCAACCCGTAAATCTGACACTATGGCTCTCCCTGGTATGGAGGAGACGCTTACTGTCAAGCCAGCAGACCAGCTATTGAACGACCTGCTTGATACTGTCAATGCTGCTGGTCAAGCGGCTGTTGTGGCAGATGTGAGCAACTCTAATTTAAGCCAAATGCTGAACAACTCTTACGACGGCTGGGAAGGGCGACAGCAACAATTTATTGAGCCTATTCTCCAGGCGTTCCTAAAGGATATGAAAAACCCAACCGTTCCCCCTGGCTGGGCGAACGTTGAGGGGCTGTACGACGGGAAGCGCTCGTCTTATACCGCGATAAGAAAAACGATAAAGCAGATATTCGCTAACGACCCCAAGATTGACGTAGACAAGAAAAGGCTCATTCTTACCCAGGCGCATAACAAGCTCCTGGCGGAGAGTATTGCATATCGCACCTATAACGGCATTGAGGGCACTCCAGCCGCTGATTCTCTTATGGTGCAGAACGCCATAGGCAAGCTATCCTCTGCTGCCAGCGTAAAGGGAACACAAGCGGAAATGTATAAAGCCGTCCAGGAGCCTTTGAAAAATGCTTTTGAATTGCTCGATGATTTGAAATCCCGCAATGGAGACGCCCAGGCTATCGCTGACCTGGAGAAAGCAATCCAAGGTTCCAAAGTAGAACAGCTGGGAGACGCTGACATTATAGAGTCTGTGCCTCCGATTGAGCCAGAAACAAAACCAGACGTAATCACTGGCGAAGTCGAGGACGCCTTATACGAGCTTGATTACAACACTTACGATATTCAGGAGATGAGCCCGACTGAAGCAACGGATATTGTCAATAATAAAATACAAAATCCCACACCCCGTACTATTCAGCAGACGAATCAGCTGTATCATCTCGGCTATTCCGACCAGGATTTAGCTGAAATGCGGTTGACTGGCAAGCAAGCCGCCTACCTTCTGGAGAACCAAATCCGTAAAGGGGAGCCTGGCAGCGAGCCCCCCGCCCCGCCCGTTGCTCCAGGACAAGAAGGTTTATTCGGTCAACCTGACGAGTTATCTTACCAGCCTGGAGACCCGCTGCCCCCTGTCACCGCTGACCCGCCCCAGGGTGCGCTGGCGATTGACCAGGCGAGCGCGCTAACCCAGCTAAACAATAACGAAATTATGGGAATGGTTGACGAAATTACCAACCAGCTCGAAACCCATATGCGCGATAACGCCACCTTCGGTATGAACGATAAGGTTCCCGCAGCCGCTCTTGACGCGCTAAAGAAACAGACAGGCGTTTGGGACGGCGAGCTCGATTCCAAGAAGTTGTCTGCTATGGACTATGCCAAATTGAGCAGAGACCACGCACTGTTGAATTACACCCAGCGACGTGGTATTGACGGTCTTATGGGTCACGTTTTCCCTTACCATTACTGGTATACGACCTCTGTAACAGAGTGGGCTAAACACCTTATTGGGGCTCCGATGATTGGCTCCGCCTGGAGTAAATATGAGGAATTGCGCCGCCGTAACGGTATGCTCGGGTTCCCCTCACGAATGGAAGGTAAGTTTTGGATTCCCGCTCCGTGGCTGCCTGATTACCTGGGTGATGAAGTATTCTCCTCCCCGCAATCGCGACTTATGCCGCTTGAAAGCATTATGCAGCCCACGTCTCTATTCTCTGACCTGTCGGAGACGATGACAAAAAACACGATTTTCAAAATCAACGATATGGTGCGTAAGGGTATGATTTCTCCAGAACAAGGCGCCGCCTCTATCCAGTCTGGCGGTGATGAAATTTGGCAGGACGCCCTGGCAGAAGCTATGTTAGAGGACGATAGCGCCTTATCTGATTCTATGACCCTCGCCTCCCAGCTTATGGGTGTAGCCCCCTGGTGGCAATATTCTTATTACTTCGCTACAGGGCAAAAGGATAAGATTAGCGTTCTCCCGCCTACAAAAGTAGGGCAAGCTCTTTCGTCATTTAGAAGTTCTGACGAACCTGGAGCTCCGAGCAACCTGGGTACTTTGGTCGGCGATATTCTGGCTACTGCTGGTAATGTGATGAAGTTCCCCGAGGAATCTGTGAGAGACCTGGCGGGTATGTCTCCTTACGGCGAGCCTGGCGATTACTATGTTCGTCTTATGCTGGCAAGTATGCTCGGAGACGGCTCCACAAACAATGTAGCAGAAGTCGAGCGACAAATGATTGAACGCCAGGGCAATCTGTGGGAGGAGGCGGAGCGTAGAGCTGACGTCTATCTCTCTGTGAGGCTGCCTGGCTCTATGTTCTTGCACCAAATTCAAGAGTTTGCACAGAACCCAACAGCTGAAAACGCAAGCGGCGTACCTAACGCCTTTTTCCTTACGATGTTCCCAGCTGGTATGATTCCCGAGGGTGAGCAAAAGCTCCGCGATATTGCACCTCTGTATCAAGAGGCGTGGAAAAAATACAATATGGGTGACAAGGAAGCTCTGAACAAGTTTGAGGAACAGTACCCCGAATATCGTGTAAGACGGAATATGTTTAAGGATAATGAGACTTTACTCAAAGGCTACCTGGTAGACCAAATATGGGATAAGTGGACATCAATCCCGAGCGCAAGCCGCCAGCTGGCGACGCAATCTCTCGGCGATAATTTCCAGAAACTGTTTTTGGAAGGTAAAGCCTATGACCGAATTGATGACGAAACCCTGGCTGCCTGGTCTTACAGCCTGGGAGGTATGGTGCCAGAGACAGAACGAACCGCTGGCGCCACAGAATCTACCCAGGTTCCAGTACCACGGTATAATCCAGAGGTTGAGGCTGCTGTAACAGCGTTTCAGAACGAACGAGACGAGCGATACCCCGACTACTATTGGCAGCAACAAATTTATTGGGACACGCCAGAGGACAAACGAGACGGGCTCAAACGACAAATGCCCTCTTACTTTAGTTATCTTACCTGGCGCAAGAATTATTACGAACAGAATCCGCTTGTAAAGCAATGGTCAGACGACCAATCGGAAAGGCGCCAGAGCGGAGACGACAGCTTACTATCCCCGACCCAGGATTTGTTAGGCACAAGCGCAGTACCAAATCAATCTGTGCTTATTGAGTTTGATAACACCTTGAAATCAGAGCTCGGTAAGTACATTATCAACGGCACCCCCTTATCCAGTGGTGCTAAAGCCGAGTTAACTCGGTTATGGACAGCGAAAGGCAAGCCTGGCGGCTCATTAGAGCAGTGGATAAACGCCGTATTGGGCTTGCGTAGATAATATTTAGTGTATAATCAAAAAATAGGAGCATAAAATAATGAGTGACAATTCTTATAACCAACCGAATGGTGCACAGGGCACAGCTAACTCTGGTGTATCAGCGGGCAATGTTTCTGGTAGCCAGGAACAAAATGGGAGTGAGGCGTTTATCACGAAAGCCGAGTTTGAGGAGCTGAAACGACAAATGCAATCTCAAACCGACAAAGCGATTCATAGTTCTATTGAATCTCGTCTCAAACAAGCCAGAGCGGAGGCTGATAAAGCCGTCCAAACCAGCAAAGCCGCAGGTATCGAAATTACTCCTGAACAGGAGAGGGCGATATTGCAGGAGCTGACCAATAAGGTCTTGTATGCAGAGGAGCCAGTTGCCTCACGCCAGGGGCAAGGGCAATCGAACGGTGACGACTATGCCTGGATTACTGACGCTGCCGATGACATTATGGAGGAGTACGATGTACACCTTTCAGTCCGCGAGCTAAAACAGATTCAAAGCGCTAACCCCGCCGAGTATCTGAAACAAGTCCGCGCAATGGCAAAGCAGAAGTCCGCAGGGCAAGGGAGAGCTCCTCAACAGCCCACGCCCAATAACACACCCCCTGACGCCCGTACTTTCTTTGGCTCAAATGTGGGTGGAGTTCCTACTCCACAAACACAGGACACTCTACGCGACAGTTATCTTAAAGAAATCAATGATTTTAAGGCGGCTAATCCCCGCGCTACCGTTGACCAGCTTTTTGATATACGCGAAAAGTGGCTCTCCAAAGGCTGGAATGGCGTAAAATAATAAGCCTATAGGAGATAACCAATGGCTAACCCTTACTTGAGTTCAACTACCTACAGTGGAGATAACCCCACTTTATCGCAACGTTCTCTCGATGAGAACATTCTCAATCTTGACCCCCGCGACACTCCTTTCCTCACCCTGATTGGTGGGTTGGACGGCGCGGCTGGTAAGTTCTCTTTCCGCCCCTCCTCGGACAACACCAAGTATGAGTGGATTGAGGACACCCTCGGTTTCCGCACTGTGATTAATGGTGCAGCCATTTCCGCACTTGCCGCAACCTCTATTACCCTCGCTGTTGGCGAGGCTGCCAAGCTCCAACCAGGTCATATTTTAGAATATGGCACTGTCCAAGCCTGGGTATCTGCCGTGAACACCACGACACACGTTATCACTGTTGTCCGCCCCTACGCTGGCAGCACTGATGTCGCTATCCCCGCTGGTGCCACAGTCAAAATCGTCGGTATGGCTCGCCTCGAAGGTGCTGAATCCGACCCGATTGCTGGTACATCTGTAAGCTTTGGGTACAACTACACCCAAATCCTCCACCGCGAGCTTTCCGAATCTGGCACTATGGAGAAAATGAACCTCCTGGGTAAAGCTGACCCCTGGCAGTATGAGGCTGCAAAGCAAGTGCCGAATATGCTCATTGAGCTGGAACAGTCCTTGCTCTACGGTCTCCGCCAGCAAGGCTCCGCCACAGCCCCTCGCGCCCTGGGCGGCGTCAAAACCTTCATCACCACGAACGTAACCGCCAACCTCGGCTCAAAAATCACCAAAGCCGCATTTGAAAACGCTGCATTGGCTATGTTCAACACCTCTGGTGGTGGCGACAAGTACGCCATTGTCTCCCCAGCAAACTACGTTGAATTGACCTCCCTGTTTACCGCGGCTGAAACCGTGCAGCACACCGAGAGCAATGCTCGTGAGTACTGGTGGGGTATGTCTCCTGTCGGTATTTATACCAAGTTCGGGAAAATCAATCTGTTTATTGACCGCTGGCTGACCAGCTCCTTTATTCCGATTATTGACCTGGGCAATATCGGTATGAAAACCTTGCGCCCGTTCTTTATTGAACCTTTGGCGAAAGGTGGCGATTACCACAAGCAGGAAACCATTTGGGAAGGTACACTTGCAATGCGCGGCGATAAGAGCCACGCCCTGATTGCGGGCATTACTGATCCCTAATCTAATTGAATAGTAAGGGGCTGGGTAAAACCAGCCCCTTCATCTAACGGAGGTGTTTATGACCACTTTGTACGACGCTATCTTGCAGACGGCGATGTTTAGTGGTGTTTGTGTATCGGGTGTTTCTACGGCAAGCGGCACCAGTACAAAGTTGATTGACAGCACCAGACACGAACAGGATAAGTACTTTGACGCTGGCACTCTGTTTATCCAGTCTGGTACTTTCCTCGGTCTTTCAGGTCGAATCAAAAGCTATAGCATAGCGACCACATCGTTTGAGCTCTTTGAGCCGTTCGATGACGTTATTCCTGCCAACGTTCGATATACCGCCACTAACCTAAACCGAGAAATGCTTGTCCAGGCTGTCAACCAGGCGCTCGCCCATATGGGCTTATATACCGTAGTTGATGAGACTTTGATTGGGGAGAGCGGTATAACAGAATACGAGCTGCCAGAGAAAGTCGATAACGTCGTAAAGATTGACGAAATAACCACAACCACGAGCTTTACTCCAGTAAAGACCTGGCGAGAATATGCAGGTAAGCTTTATATGGAGGAACCGTTATCGGGAGGTGTACCTTTACGCTTGTATTACAACCGACTTCACCCTACGGTAAGCGGAGACGGCGATAGAATTGATAGCGCGTTTCATCTAACCCGCCTTGCCTGGACAGCCACCTACTTCTTTGAATTGAGCCGCTTACAGTATTTAGGCACAAATGCAGACAAGCAAAGTGCTCTATTTATGAACGCACAGCAGCAAATGGCAAAGCAAGAGCGGGTTCATCTCGTTCGTAAGTTAGAACGCCCTGGCAATCTGGCGAGGTATTAATGGGAAGTTCATTAAGTGAGGTCTATGTTTACCCAGGGCTCCAGAATCCTACTCACCACCTAAAACTCCAAGACGTTCTCGGTAGGGAGGCTGGGTTTATTCTTTGCGACAGCAGGGGCAACCCTGACGGACGCTCTATGCCAATGGGTAGTATGCCGCGTTCCCCAATGCAAATTACCCAAAGTGGCTCTGACCGCTCCGATATGGAATTGCCTTATAAGAATGAAATCCAAATTTCCTGGATAGGTGGACGTGGTAAAGACGCTTTTTCGGAAGACCGTACCCGATTTCTGGATAGTTTTCGTATGGACACGCTGGGAGAGTTCCCTATGTGTGGGGCTAAAGAAACACTGCAAGCTGGCGTAGGTGTAGAGCAATACAATATTGACCTAAAGACCGACGTGTACGGGTACCTGGGTCTCACGATTAGCACTGGCTACTTTGCTTTTAGAATCAAGATTGATAACCCTGGCACTATTTCTCAAATTAGTATGGGGATTGGCAAAAATGAGACGGGCTCTAACCAAACCTTCAAGTATGTTTATGAGGTGGTCGATACTGGAGACCCGATAACCACAGTCCCCTCTGGCTCTACGGTCACTAACACAGCCAATGTCCCGCAATCCTCTGACGATATGACTATCACATTGCCAGCCAATATTGGTATCACTGCTGGTAAAGACTTGATTATCATTTTCGGCGCCGCCTCTGGCAATGTTGACATTATTTATTCTGTGACAGACGGTAAATTCCTGGCGACAGAATCCCTTAATCTGCTTTCTACAGAGGACGGACGCCCCCTGGTTTGGGGTTCAAGCTACAACGAAATAGCTACTTACACCACCGTCTGGAATACAGAAGTGATGTACGCTACGCTTTATGGCGAGCTCGTTTATGGAGGCAACGCCTACACAAAGCTCTTTGAATACAAACATATGATTTATGCCGTGGTGAACGACCCTAACGAAGTCACTGCCCCAAGGCTATACCAAAACGGTATACGCGGTGTTATGTTGAGCAATGCTGCCAACCTAAACGTTTCTAACCTTGACAGAACAGTTGACCCCTCCGATGTAACTGGCAAAACGATTTTTATTTACAATGGGGCTGGTGAGAATGAGCGCCAACCTTACCGTAAAATCGTTTCTGCTACGGCGGCTGGAGTACTAACAGTCAACAAGCCCTGGAATATAGCCCAGGACAGCACGACCGAATGGGTTATTGTTGGTATGAATAAGTGGGTAGAGTTGACAAGCCACGGTCTTACAAAACCTGTAACTGATATTTGCGTTGTTAGTGATTATTGCGTGTTTGCACAAGGCACCAAGGCTCCTGTCCGCCTTATGCACGCTTACGCCTCTGGTGGTTATTGGTTGACCTACTTTGCAAACCACGCCTCTAACAATTGGAACGAATCTACTGACGCCAGCGACGCCGCTATTTATGCTGACCTCCTGGAGGTTGGGTATATGGAGAGCGGAGAAATGGTCGTTTGGCGTGCAAGAGTAGACGACAGTAAAGTTGACTTCTCTTATTTAGAGGGCGTATGGACTGGCACCATTGCAGACCAAACCCTGTTTTACTTTGATATAAACCGTAATACCAGGCTCGATACTAAAATGCTGCTAACGCGAACGCAGCAAGACCTGGCGATTGAAAACGCAAAGGCTGACCCCGACGAGGGCTACGTCGTTTCTTACAATCGGCAGATAGCAGACTACCAGCACCAAATCAGCAAGAGCGCTACAGCCTCCTTTGGCGGCACGCCTCCTACTGGCAATCCCTCTGTGACCCTGCCAGTAGCTTATAAATTCCTGCCTTATTACATTGTCTGTGGCAATACCAGGTCGAATATTACCAATATGGTTATGGCTGGTTATCCTCAAAGACCTTATGTAGCTAAAGAGGATAGCATTGGCTCTATTTGGGACGGGGTATATTCTGAAATTGCCGTGCCAGAGATGAAATGGTTGATGAGCGAAAAAAACGGGCAAGCAATGGTACAGCACGACGTGTATCTTTACTTCTCTATGGCTGGCGGAATGATTGAACGCTACTATGAGCAACGTCTTGATGACATTGGATTCAATCGAGACGAAGGTCTCCCAAAGAATCGCCAGGGTGAAGTCTCTTGTCTATTGCCTTATCCTGGGCGCCTCTATGCGGCTGTGAACGCAGGGCTCTATGGCTATTCATCTATTCTTTGCTATAACGGTTTGGGCTGGCACGAGATTTACCGCTCTAACTATATCGGTAAAATGATTACCGATTTACGGATTCAAGCCACCCCAGGGAATGAAATCGCTGACCGAATGTTTATCAGTGAGGGCACTGGCATTTATGCAATCCCTATCGCAGTAAACCCGATGAGACAATATGATTATGAGTATTTTGGGTATGCAGAGAAGGGCGACAAACCGCATATCATTAGCTCCTGGTTTGACTTTGGTTACCGTGAAATCAATAAATATTTTCATTCCGTGACCATTACCTCGGATTGCACTAACGACAGTACGCCTACTGGCTTTGAATATTACTATGACCTGTACTACCAGGTTGATGACCAGAAAAACTGGATTCACGCTGGTATCGCTGGGGCGCAATCTACACTTGAATTTAATCTAACGTCGGACAATAGCTTATATGGCAAGCGGATTAGATTCAAAATCGTTATGTACTCCAATTCAGGTTATGCCAACTCGCCCAGGCTGCTCGCCCTGGTAGCAAAAGGCATAGTCCGATTACCAGTAAAGCGCAGCTGGAATTTTACTTTTCTCCTGGAGCCTATGGTTGACCTCAACGGTAAGCCGCTGGTTGACGATAAGGACGACTTCTACAACCGCCTTATGGAATGGGCGTCAAGCGATAAGCACTCTACCCCGCTGTTAATGCGGAGTAAGAACGTCTTGTATGATAATATTAATGTGATGATTGACCCGCCCTCTGTCAAACCATATCAGTCAGTGAACAGCTCTAATCACTCTGGAGGACAAGAGGAATACAGACATATCGGGTCGTTTTCAGTAATTGAGGTCTAATGGCTTACACGATTACCAGTGATACAAAGAAAGCAGCGTCGTCCAGGAATGTTACTCCGACCCAGGATGGGAAATTTCTTGTCAAAGGTATCGTGGTTGATTCTGTCAACGAGGCGAATGTAGCCGTGGCTCTTGACCGCTTGAATTTTGACTACGAGTACCAGTATGACTTTGGTATCAAAGGTGTAGCTGGCTCACAAATTATTGACTTTCTGGTAGAAACTCTGCCGCGCCCTACCCCACTGTTTGTGCACGGTGGATACTGGCACACAGGGACGTTCGCCATTGATGAGACTATTAAAATGGAGCAGCTAAAGTCTGTTACCAAGGGCGCCTGGGCTGACCCCAAAGTAATTTGGGAAGACCAATGCGAAACACCTGATGACGCTTATGCCAGCTTACAGACCTTACTTTTATAGGAGACTATTATGCCCTCTTTTAACCCACAGCAAATAAGCACACTCATTTCCCTGGCGACACCGTCTGCTCACGACATTATCCCCGTGTTTGACCCCGAGGAGGCTTTGGTAGCCAACCAGACCAAGGGCATTGAGTACTCAAATTTCATTCCCCTGGGATTGGAGTTGCTTGCTGACCCGAACGCTGACCGAGTGCTCTATTGGAATAACACGAATAACACTCTGGAATGGCTGACCTTACCCGCTGATATGACTATCTCGGGCGGAACCCTCGTCCAAAAGCATATGCTCTATAACACGATTATTCCGAATGGCACGGCTATCTCCGCCAGGGTTGGTAAAATGATTATCACGAGCGAGCTTGCTGGCTGTACGCTTGCCAATGTCTACCTGGCGACATTCGCGGCTGTCTCTGGCACGGCTGTAGCTGTGTCTGTAAAGAAAAACGGCTCTACTGTAGCTGGCTCTGCTGGTATCGCAATCGGCTCAAAGGCTGGCTCTGGAGCTGGGAACGCTACTACCTTTGCTGCCAACGATGAAGTATGGATTGACTGTACTGCTGGCGCTGGCGGAGACGGTTTAGACGCTGTACTGGTCTTTAGAAAATAATGAAAGCTACCAAGATTAAGCAGCTATTTTTCTACACCCTTACGACAGCGGTGGCTCCAGCTGGCGGTGGTAGTCTCACGGTTTCCCCGCTGAAAAACAGCTATGTCAACACGGAACCTGTAACTCTTACGGCTGTACCTGCTGTCAACTATGAGTTCACCGGGTGGACTGGTGACGCAAGCGGTTCTACGAATCCTTTGAAAATCTCGATGACAAAGGACAAGACCATCACCGCGAACTTTCAAGGCACTGCTCCGCCTGATGAGTACACCCTCACGGTCAATGTGCTGCCCTCCGGTAGCGGTTCCGTGACAGTCAACCCGCTCAAAGGGAGTTATGCACTGAACGAGCAGGTCACGCTCACGGCTGTACCGGGCAGCGGCAATTCCTTTGTAAATTGGAGCGGCGATGCGAGCGGCTCTACTAATCCGTTAGTTGTCACAATGACCAGCAATAAAACGATCAACGCAAACTTCACGATTCCCGTTCAGGAAATGGAGGTGCCAGATGGAGGTATTATCTTATACGTTGGCACAACCGCCCCAACTGGTTTTGAGAAGGTTGACGGTTTAGGCTTTGTTATGACCTCAACCTCTACATCTGTCAATAAAACGATGACTTCTGCAAACCTAACAAGCCACCCGCATACCTATCCCGCCTCTGGTTCGGTGGCGAACCACGCCCACTCTGCAAGCGCAGCCAATGTTAGCGGTGGTGGCGGGGCGACTTACTACGGCGGTGGTACAGACGGTGTAGCCCCGAGCCACACTCATACAATCGGTATCTCAAACTTTAGCAGTGCTGGCGGTCACTCTCACGCCAGCGGCAATGTTGGCAATTGCGACTGGGTGCAAGTGCCATTTAGAATTTTGAACTTTATAAAAAATACGTCTGGTGGGCTGAAAATAGCACCCATTGGCTCGATTGTTATGGTCGGGGCTGGCGTAACCATTCCTGACGGCTGGGCTATTTGTGACGGGAGCAACGGCACCCAAAATATGAGAGAACGCTTTGCTTACGGTACCACTTCCAACGCTGATTTATTAGTGGCTGGTGGAACGAAAACTCATACTCACCCAGCGGTCACAACAGGGTCAGCAGGAGCACATTCGCATACTTACGGTTTATCTGCGGGTAATGCGTCTGGATTGAGCGGATATGGACACCCTGAATCTGCTGGCGGTGCCAACCTGTCAAAAAGCGGTCATAGCCATACTGTGGGAACTCCGACAACAGCCACGCAAGCAGCGCATACTCACACCTATCCAGAAACCGACGCAGCAGACCATATGCCACCTTATGTTTACCTCTATTACATTCAAAGGATTACCTAATGGCTAATTTCCCTGCTCGTACTTATATCTACTCCGATTCTGCCGTTCCTGACGGCTGGGCGAATTATACGTCTCTCGGCGGTAAGCACGTTCTCGGAGCTACTTCCTCTGAACAGATTGGAACAACTGGCGGCGCTGCCTCTCATAGCCACGCTGGGACGAATTTATCCTCCGTGGCAGGGCATAATCACGGCGGGTCACAAAACACAACTATCGGGAACGGTGCAGCCTTTCAAGCCGTGAGCGGTACGGGCGTCTCCACGGGAACCACTGGTAGCCACACCCACTTAGTTACCACAGCGTTCTCTAATAACACCTCTCACGTTCACACTGTTGGAACTACGAGCGTAGCCAACAATGACGTTCCTCATACCGTTCTTATGTTATTGAGAAAGAGCTGATATGCCGCTGACTACTTTAGCTGACCTCGAACGTAGAATCCGCCGTCTTGAAATGGAGAGAGACCAACAGCGTCATAAGATTGTTGCTCCAGAGCGAACCGTCAATACAGACCTCCCTCCACGCCCTGTTACTGGCGGCAGCGGTGGCGTAACTGACCACGGCGCTCTTACTGGTCTCTCTGACGACGACCACCCACAGTACCTATTAACTACTGGCAAGGCTGCGGACAGTGATAAGCTGGATGGTAAGTACTCTTCCGATTTTGCGAGTATAAAATATGCAGACGCAACCTATCTCGGAATAACTGCAAAGGCAGCGGACGCCGACAAACTGGACGGGATTGATTCGACGGGCTTTGCCACCGCGAGCCACGACCATGACGCCGCTTATCTCGGAATAACTGCAAAGGCGGCTGACGCAGACAAGTTGGACGGTGTTGACTCAACAGGCTTCGCAACCGCAAGCCATGACCACAACTCCACTTATCTTGGCATATCAGCAAAGGCAGCCGACAGCGAGAAACTGGACAACATTGACTCGACAGGTTTTGTACAAACAAGCGGAGCACAGTCGATAGCAGGGATAAAAACCTTTTCGTCAATTCCTGTGCTTCCAGCCAGTGATCCGACGGGAGTAAACGAGGCGGTCAGGAAGGGCTTTGCGGA